GTTGTTGAAGTGTTTGGATCATCTATGTCAGCTTGCATAGCCTCCTCTGAATCATATTCTTGACCAGTATCCATATTTGTTAAAGTCGTTTCTGTTTTTACTTTGTATCTAGGAATGACTCTTCCATCTTCTAATTCTATAGTTCCTATTTGTTCAGCTGGTTCAATTATCGGCATATTAAAACTCCCACATTAAATTAAAACTTAATATTACTCTATCCTCATTTGATAAATTACTTGTAACTTCATGTTGTAGCCAAGAAGGAAAAAAAATCAAGTAATTTTCTTCTGGCATCCAAGAAACGCTGTGAGCGAGGTGTATATTAGGATTATCGTCTTTTGGGGCATCAAGTATCTCAGCTTGCGGTCTAGGCTCTAGAAACGCAATTTCTCCGCTTTTAGGAGGTACTTTCATGTAGTATACTCCAGACATAAAACTGTGTGGATGAGTATGAACTTTATTGCGAGATCCTGGCGGATTAATTATGCCCCATAAACTTTGTAAAACTGGGTAACATTTTTTACTAACACTCATGTGATCAAAAGTTTCCTGTGCGTGTTTCACTATATCAGCACTTATATCTTTAAATTCATTATGCTTATAAAGATTGTCGTGACTATGCCATCCGCCTACGTTTGATTTTGGATCTCCCTTTTTGTCTTCTAATTTTAAATTATAAAGTTTTTCAATCATTGCTGTGTTTTTTACATCAATTTTTAATTTGAACACAGGTGTAATAAATAATGAAAATAATTCCATATTCCTCCTTTTTTTAAAGTTGACCTTTTGTAACCTCCATAAAGCTTACGATTATGTGAACTTGGTTAGCAGCGTTTGCCTGGGCTTTTAGTACATCAGACTCTTGCAAAACAAGGGGCTGAGATAATAATTCTGTTGTGGTGTTAGTTGCCACACTTTTAGCTTTAAATAATTCAAAGGTAGCAGACGATCTAACCACTTCTAAATCTACTAGTGTAGTGCTTCCTGAATCATTACAAATTAAAATAGATTTTATTACATCAGTTGTAGGAGGCACAGGTGGTGACGCACCAGGATTAGCTGTTGGCACCGTTAACAGCGTTGTTAAATCTGTAGTTGTAATATCAACCATTGCGCTTTTAAATGTATTAGCCAAGGAAAAATGTCTCCGATTCTGATTCTTCTCTTATATCTTGTTGAAAATTTGTATTAAGTAAAAAAACTATTTGTTCTAGTAATCTAATCATTTGATCAAACTGACCTGCATCGTATTCTTGTGTAGCGTTTGGTAATCTAGTTATATTTATTTTAGCCATTATCTTCTTCCATCAGGTCTTATTTGCAGTTTCTGTGAACCAAGTCTCCAAGGTGTATCATCAACACTATTTGTTGTATATTTAATTTTAACAGCCCTGCCTCTGCCTCTTACGTTAATTTTTTCTGTGGTGTTAGTTATAGTGCCACTGGTTGTCACATTAGCTGCTGATTGAGGATATTGTTCTAAAGTTAATTGTGCTGTCATTGTGTTTGCTAGATTGTCAAAATCTGGAACTAATTTACTTACTGACATTAACTGATCTCCATCTGCTATCTCAACAGATCCTGTTTCTAAAAATGCTGTAATGGCTGATCCATCCGCTTGATTATTACCAGTTTCATGCTCAAAAATAGATGAGGCCCCAGCAGTCAAACCTAGTATGCTAGTAGCATTAGCAGTTGCGGACGAACTATATTCTGTGGCTATTGGTTTTTCATAAACATAAGCACCAAGCCAAGTAGTTCTAGCTAAATTTATTGTGTACCAAGTGTTTTCTAAATAGTTGTAAGCAACAGCTCTGTCTATTTGAGTGGCATTAGCTGATGCGTAATACCAAATTATTTCATTAAAAGCTGTGTTTAAACCCACAGCAATATCATTTTTATTTGTGTAACTTAAGTCATCAAATACATAATCTTGAACAGAGCAAGGCATCTTTTTTACAACACCATCAAAGAGATAGAATGCATTGTCTGACATCCAATAGGCAACTCCGTTTACCTCTATGGCAGCATGTTGAGCTATTAAACCAGCGTTAGCACCGAGTTGTCTAAGACCAAATGTAAAAGGTGTACCAACAAATTGAATACCGTGTAATGATGTGTCTGTCCAAACTAATATTTGACCTGCAGATTTTACAGCGCCAACAATTCTTGACCCGTCTGTTATTCTCAAAGATCCAGCCTCGTTTGTAGCAACAGGAGTGTAATCCGTTGCATCTTCTCTATCTGAAAATCTAAATAATAAATCGTCTTGTGTTGCTGTATTGCCAATTGTTGTTTCAGTTCCAAATATCATTAGATGTCTTGTATCCGTAGAAACAAGGCTAAATCTAGATGCAGTTGGAGCATTAGACAATGCTGTGGCTCTTGCTCCTAAGCCACCAGAGGTATCCCAAATAAACGTGCCACCATTTAAAACTGTTGCAATTAGATCTTCACCAAAATTATCAAGTGACCAGTTTCTACCCTCTACAACAACGCTAGATGAAGATCTTGGTGTATCCCAAGTGCTCGCACCCCAAGTTTCAGTGCCCCAACCGTATCCATACGTGGATGATGTCGGACCAGGATTTATTTGATAACTCGCATCGGTAGAACCACCCCCTGCAGCTGTAGTGCCAGATGCGTTTGTCCCAGCATTTATTGTATAGGTATTACTGCTTGGCACAGTTAAAATTTCAAACTCAGCATTAAAATCTATACCATCTACCACGTTCGTAGCAGAGCCATTATCAAAAGTAACGAACGCACCTACCTCAGCTAGATGTCCAGCATCAGTAACTGTTACCGTAGCAGAGCCACTCGATGTAGCAAAAGGATTTGTAAGACTAGCTGTTCTCCTAATGGGTGTAATGTCATAAACTTTACCTTCAGAAAAAATATATAGTTTTCTATCTGATCCCAAAGCCAAATATCTTGTGCCATCTAATCCTATCCAAGAGTGTGTATCTCTAACAGCACCAACCACCGTAACATTTGGATTTGGTAAATTTATCCACCCACCCCACCTTTCTGGCTTACCATAGTGAAATCTCACAAAATCAGAGTCCACATATTTACGTTGATCACCAGCGGAATAGGCGGTGTCTTGCTTATCTACCCCTGGTTTAAATTTTAAATCTACTAACTGCATTTCACCCAATATTGTATACTAAATCTTTGCTGTGGAAAAGAAACATCTTTTCCGTCTTTAGATAATATCGGTGTTATAGCGTGATTTATGTATTTTGGAAAGACCACCATGTAGTTGTTTTCATTGGGTATTTCTATAATTTTTTGGCCATCTCTAAATAGTAAATCACCCCCTGTTAATGCAGGATCGCTAAGTATTAAGTTGAAAGTAAAAAATTCTGAGTCTTGATGCCAGCCATAATATCCACCATTATTGTAGCTTATGACATGTATCATGTATGTTTTTTGTTTCTGTAAAAAATCAAAAACCGTTTGTTTACCGTCTTCTTTTAAAAATTCAAAAAAACCTTGATGAAAAAACCAATGATCTAATGACATTATTGTCTCGTTATTTTTTGGTTTATCTTCACCTCTTATCCAATAATCTACACCTCCACAATCTTTGCCAAGGCTATTGTACTTATATTTTCTGTCAGAGCTGAACCACATAGGCGCTGAAAAATTACCTCTGTTATTCATTAATTCTATTCGTAGCTGCTGTTCTATATGTGGAGGTACAAAATTAGGACAAACAATAATATTATCTGAAACATATTTAAAATTCATTTTGCCCCCTTAAATTGTGTTCCAACATTGCCTTTGAAAGCATAATTACCATAATGTGTCATACCAGATAGAATATCAGCGTATATTTTACCGCCCATATTTTGCCATAAACGACAGAAAGCATAGTCTTCTGAAAGATATCTTTTAGTTTGTGGTTCTATCATCGTATCAAAAAAAGTGTAATTCCAATTAGATGTTTTGTGATAGTCAAATTCTTTATCATGAGATTGATTGATATGTTGGTCAGGCACAAACTTTAACTCTGGATATACCTTTGCCATTCTTGTAAATACGTTTCTTTTGATTAACATAAATCCTGTAGGCCCATCCATAACTTCTATAAAACCATTTTGTAATAGTATTTTGTCAGGATCCTTTACATTTAAATTATATTGTAACGAAGCTGCAAGCAACTCATCTTCAGACATGTCGGGATTTTCTCTAAGCCTCTTCTTTACTTTTATCCAATCAATAGTTTTTCTAGGATATATACCCGTCACGATATCTTTGTCGTAATCAAGCATTCTTATTACTGCCTCTGGATTGAAAGCTAAATCAGCGTCTATAAATAATAAATGAGTGTAGTCACCGTCCATAAATAATTGCACTAGAGTGTTACGAGCTCTAGTTATTAGTGATTCATTTCCAATTGTTCCAAACTGTAATTCTATTTTTTTTGTAGCAGCTAAAGCTACAAGTTGCATGCAACTTTTAAAATAATCTGCTGTAATCATGCCCCCATAACAAGGAGTGCCAATAAAAATTTTGTTCATATATTACTCACCTCATCTACTATTTTTTTTGGTTCTATTTCTACGCAATACGGATATTCTGATACCATATTTGTAAGATCTGAATACCCAAATATTTCTGGTTTAGTTGTGCCCCACAACACTATACCTTTTTTATTAAAACTTTGATTAGCGCACATATGGTGCAAAGCACTGTCTATGGTTATAAAAAAATCACAGTGTTTCGACAAAATCATAAAATCTTCTCTATTTTTAAATAATGGTGATCCACCTTGATCGTTAAACTTTGTTTCACCAACATAAGCTGGTCTTTCATTATCATGACCAAATACAATAAAAAGATGTGTGGGAAACTGTTCTTGTAATAAATATATTAGATCCTGACCATACTTATAATTTCTTCCAAAGTTATTTTTATCATATTGATTTGATAACATTCCTTGACCACCTGTAAATTGTAATAAAACAAATTTGTTTATTTTTTTTATATGAGGTAATAATTCACTTTCTCTATCAGTATTAATACTAAAATTAGGTCTATAACTATTTAATTTTATTTCATACATTTCTGACCATTTTTGTAAAACATGTTTTTCTCCTTTTAAAAAATCACTTTTATAAGGGTCATTGTAAAAAATATTATCATAGTGTCTAAAATAATTATAATAAGTGTCAAAGAAAACTTCATTAACAATAATTCTTGAATCTGCAACGTACGGTGAGTAATTAAAAATTTCTGGATAAGCTGAATTAACAATTAATTTTTTATTATTTTTTTCGTAAAGTTTTTGAAGTAGAGAAGTAAACATAATATGTTTACCTACTCCCCCATCTAAAATATGTAAATCAGACATTTATAGTAAAATTAAAAGCTAAAGATATTCTTTGTTTATCTGATTCATAAACTCTATGAAATGTTGTTGCATCAAATAATATTAAATCAGCTTTTTTAGGTTTAATACTTTTTCTGGTATCTTCAGGAAATATTGTAAACTCTATTGGTGAATTATCATCCGAAATGTATAAAACACCAGCACCTGTTCTTGTCCTATGATTGTGAAATTCTTGATAACTGTTTTGTTGCATTATGTTGATCCATGACTCGTTTATTAAAAAAGGTATGTTTTTATTATGATTAATGAAAATTACTTCCTCTATCTTTTTTTGTACTTCTTTTCTTATATAATCAAACTCTTGTACCTCATACAAAATATTTTTATAAATATTAAAAGATGTTTTGTTTTCGCAATCCCATGATTTATGATTAAATATATTTTTATTATCTTCTACAAAACTTTTTATTGTTTCAAGCAAATGTTTATTGATAGATGTTTTAAAAACACTAATTTTTTTTAAAATTATTTCTTCCAAATTTCATCTCCAATAACTAAAATATCTATGTCAGAATTGTTAAAGTAATTTTGTAGTTTTTTTACGTTTCCAATAATTGGTCTGCCGTTTATATTTAAACTTGTATTTAATAAATAAGGACAATTTGTTTTTTCATAAAATTTTTCCAAAAGTTTTCTAAACAACCCAGTATTTTCTTCAACGGTTTGAACTCTGCTTGTTTGATCAATATGCTCAATGCTGGATATGTAGGAATAATTTGCAAACAACATATATGGATCAGAAAAATTTACATGTTCTTTTAAAACAGATGCTCCAAATGGCCTATAGTTTTCTCTTCGTTTAATTTTATTTATTTTGTTTTTTGCATTGTCAATCATTGGGTTAATTAATAACGACCTGTTACCTAATGCCCTGGGCCCTATCTCACCATAATTTTGATACCAAGCTACAACTTTTCC